CAATTAATTAACACATTTGGAAAGGCAATTTCAACTGATGCACAGTATCAGTATTGGATGACTGCATCTTCATTCCTAAGTTATGGAGGTGTTCTTAAGGTAGTAAGAACTGATGATGATGATTTAGTCAATGCTAATGGCAATAGATCTCATGTTACCAATGTAACTGATCTTAAGATCAAGAACTATGATGACTATGTGGCAAACTATGCTGGTGTAGGTCAGACATTTGGTTATGCTGCTAAGACTCCTGGTACTTGGGCAAACAATCTTAAGGTTTGTACTATTGACAATGCTGCAGACCAGACAATTGCAATAGGAGCTACTACTGGTGTTACAGTTGGTATGGGTCTTACAACTCCACTTACTGCTCAAATCATAGCAGGTTCTGGAGACACCTCAACTTTCACTGGATATCTTAAAGGTATTATTACAGGTGTTGGAGCATCAACAATTGATGTAAAGATTGTAGAAAGAGTTACTAGTGCTGGAGTTTCAACTGCTATAACTTATGCTCAAGGTGATCAAGCAAGAGCATTTGTTCAAGGAAATGAAGTTAGTGTTATAAATTCCAGTGCTGTTGGTATAGCTACTACTACTACAAGTGGTTCAAACTATGTTAAAGACTGGTATGATCAGCAAACATTGGGTCTTACCAACTCTACTGTTTTTTGGAAATCTATTTCTCCTAGACCAGATACTACACAGTGGGCAGACGATAGATCATCTAAGAATGATGGTATGCATGTCGTAGTTGTAGATGACCTTGGAGATGTAACTGGTATACAGGGTAATGTTTTAGAAAAGAGTTTAAACCTATCTAAGGCAAAGGATGCAGTTTCTTCTGAAAATGCACCACAGAAAATATTCTATAAGGATTACCTATCACTTTTCTCTGATTACATCTATGCTGGAGATGATCCTTCAGATGGTTCAGATGGATTTGTAGCAGTATCAGACTTTAGTTCTGGTTATACTCCTATTAGTCAAGCAAATGGTGGTTGGAATAGAAATGCACAGGGCATTACATTTAATGTTGTAGGAAATAACACTTACACATTAACTGCTGGTGCAGATTATTCTTCTACTGGTGGATATGAAGCAACTCTTGGAAATCTAATTACATCTTATAACTTATTTAAGAATAAGGATGAGATAGCAGTTGATTACCTACTAATGGGACCTGGCCTTGGAGACAAGTCACAATCTCAAGCAAAAGCAGGTAGATTGATTTCTATTGCTGGTGATAGAAAAGATTGTATAGCAGTCATTTCACCTCATAGAGCAGACGTTGTTGATATAACAAATACAGATACTCAGACTGATAATGTAATTAAGTTCTACAGTCCATTAGCATCTTCATCATATGCAGTATTTGATACTGGATACAAGTACACATATGATAGATTCAATAATAAATTCAGATACATCCCAACTAATGGTGATGTTGCTGGATTGATGGTAAGGACAAGTGTTAATGCATTCCCTTGGTTCTCACCTGCTGGTCAGCAGAGAGGAATCTTGAATAATGCAATTAAACTTGCATACAACCCAGATAAAGCACAAAGAGATCAACTTTATCCACTAAGAATTAACTCTATAGTTAATCAACCTGGAACTGGTATTATGCTCTTTGGAGATAAGACTGGTTTAGGTTATGCATCTGC